CGCTGCGCCAGTGTAATTTTTAATCTGCGTTACGATTGGCGTATGTGACGGATTGGATGTCACAGCCATGTTCGCCCCGGATTCAGCCTTATTAATCCACGTAGCATCCGGATACTTTTCTTTTAATGGCTGGATGATTCCTGTTCCCTCTTTCCACCCCCATCCAGCAAGGATACTATCGCCAAATGCTACTATTGTCTTGTTTTTATACGGATTGGTGAGTGTCTCATCAATCTCAACTGGATGCTCTGTAAGATATGTGTTTACATACTCCTGCATTGCTTCCTTTGTTGCAATCTTTTCAGCCTCGCGCATACGATTCAACAACTGCGTAATGATATCTGGATTCCGTTCCACCACCTCGTCCGCAGCTTCCAGACCTTCCAGCACTGTACCTTCTGCAAGAGTAGTGTTCCATTCCGGAATTGCCCCATCGCCTTTTTTGGCGCACACAATGAACTTAACCTGCCCTTTGTACGCTACTACATCTGGGCCGATCAGCCACGAAAATGTGATATAGTCGCCATCCGTCTGTACGTCCTCTACCAAGTACGGATATTTATCTCCGTTGGCATTTTGATAGTTAATGTACAAATGCATGGTAGACAGATCTATGTTATCCCCTACGACTTTCGGACACCGGAAATGTTTTCTTTCAGTGTTTCCGTCATTCGCTACACCGAACAGCTTTTCGGATGCCGGGACTGTAATCACACGGGTTTCCTGGTCGATTTCAAAAATGTCGTTGACCGGTTCGGCTCCGGACGCCTCTAATGCTTCCTCTAATGTCATGACTGTCTCACCTCCACTTCGTTCGTTGTGATTCTGTACCCTTTTCTTTCTCCTACCAGATATACTTTCCAACGTTTATATCCCGTAATTTCATCTGGTACGGCACATTTGCCGTTCACAATCGGTACAGGATATTCTTTGTCGTACTGCAAAAAGACGGCTGCTTTCTTGCAACCGTCCCATTCTCCGTCGAAGTTATATGCTGTGTACAGATAGCCTTTCGTGCCAGCGATTAATCCGGAAAAATCCCCATCCTTACTAAGGCTCTGGCCGGACACCTTAAACTGTAATGTTCTCATTTATGCCTCCTTCGGAAAAGCGCACCAATTAACCATAATCGACACACTTGACCTATTTCCGTTAACAGTACGGATAACACAGCTACTGGTGCCAGTGCTTAAGATCGCTACGCCAAATGATTTGGTGTTTTGCGAACCACCGGAAAGAGATATCACTACGACAGGAGCTTTCGAGAAAGTTTTTCCAAATTTCACAGTTGTGTCTTTATAACCATTAGCTGGGGTTTCAATAAGAGCTGTGGTCCCGTAAATTGGTGTTTTATTAGTCAGTTTCTTGTCAACGGACTCAACCAACAGCTTTAGTTCTTCCGCCGTTGGTTTTAGTTTAAACATCTGCTCTACTGCTACTATACTCAGTCCCTCTATCTTTACCCTGTACAGTGGGAGTTCCCTTGTCTTTCCGCCGGTATATATATCGTCTTGTGCAAGCTCTGGATCTGTAGCAGTCTCTCCGGCCGTTCCCTGAATCACTTCACAAGTCATGGTATCAATTCCACCAGTACCAGTGGTTTCGAATTTCGCTACAATAATGTCGTTTCTATTTTTTTCCGACTGTCCATTCATAATCTCGCAATCTTCATATTCTCCATACGGGATTCTTGCCATATGTCCACCCACGCAGATTACTCCGTCCGCCACTCTTACTTTATTGTTGCTAAGTATGGTTGCTTTACAAGCCTGCCCAATAGTAGACACACCGTCACCGCCAAATATTGCCTGATATACAGCTGCATCATCTTCAGCATATATATGCGGCTCGGCTTCCGGTGCTGTGTTAACCGTTATTCCTTTCATTCCCGCCATTTACTCATCTTCTCCTTTCACGCTGTAGTCAATAGTTGCCTTCCCGTCCTGGATCTTCAGGATCTTTTGTATGACTGGTTTGATAACCTGTGTATTCGTAACCGCATCATAGCCGGCTACGATGTCACCTATCTCCAGATCCGCATTATCGATTGTCATTTCACATTTTTTATAATTCTGTAGTTCTTTAAGCCGTTTTGTTCCATCTTCTTCCAGTTTGTCTGCTTCCGCACTGGAATAGTTGTATACTGCAGATATCTCATTCAATCCGGTGTAGTACTGTTTTTTCCCAATAGTTCCGTTTTTCTGTACGTATAGGTGTAGCACGACTCGATCCTGTTTTTCTCCCTCTCCGACGCACACCAAATGGTTGACGCCATTCCTGCAGTCCCGGACCGTTACGTATATACCCTCTTCCTGGCTATATTCCAACTGTTCAGAATAATCTACTATCGGCACCGCCTGTACTGTTACATAGCCATATTCCAGTCCTTCTGGCTGTACGTACTGGATCTGTAGTCTACAGCCGTAGTTACTCACCAATTTCTGTAGTGCATCGTATAATGTTACATAGCGGTCTACCTGCCAGCTTTTTATCGTTATGCCTGTATCCACTTCTGGAATAACCATGAGATCGCCGAAGCGATCTCCTATCAATGTTCGGATTGCTGTATTTAATTCACCTGACAAAACCAGATGGTCCTGTCCGGCCGGTGGCTCTACTACTTTATATTGTAGCATTCCTCTCCAAGTTCTTCCTCGTATCACAACTTTTTCTTCATTCGTATTGGACTCTATGTCTCCTATTATTCCTCCGTATTCTGTTCCTGGAATAAATATTTTGCAACCGTATCCTATGCGTTTAGCGTCATATTCTGACACCGCTGTATTAATTTCGAAATCATTCGTGTCCCCGACATCCAGATCTACCTCTGCGCTGTCAGATAGCTCCCCCTGTTCCTCTCCGGTCGGCTTTGCTGTTATGAATCTCAGAGGGAATATTCCAGAACCGTCTACTGTAAGGCTCTGGATTTTTTCCGTAGTTCCATCTAATGCGCTTGATGCACGTTCCATTTTGGTTCGCTCCTTTCTTCATAAACAGTCAAGTCGAAATTGAATTTTCCCGTCCACTGGATCATCTGCCGTCCCGGTTGGATCTTTTGAAAGAATTCTCTTCCCTTCTGCCGGTAATGGTACGCATTTGCTCGTTCTCCGTTTCTCAGGACTTTTACGATTGTTCTATCTCTACTGTTAATCTGGAGGTATTCACCCTCTTCCAGGACAATGTTGACCAGATAGGTGTTTGTACCCATCGTCACCTGCGGATTGATTACCGGTCCATATATAATCATCTCGAAGTTTGCTTCCGTATAATGTGGATTAACGATGTAGTTACTTGTTAGCCCGTTTGCATAACGGTACGGATATCTTCCCGGATATCGTTTATTGTCGTCCGAACTAATCCCATAGCTGTGAAATGTATAATTGTCTTCTCCCACCCAAATCGGATTTTCTGCCACAACTGTAAGATTTACATCCATCAGCTCTGCATCGCTCTCCCATTCAGATTTTTCCGAAGAGAACGCATAACATTCCAAATACATATTTCCAACATACAGTCTGCCCGGCGATTTGTTCAGCACATCTTTTTCAAATGTTTCATGCAGATTGTCAATCGCTCTTTCGTAAGAATCTCTCCCGAAATTTATGATACTGAGTGTCAGACTTTTTTCTTCCAGTGATTTCTTTATGGAAGTTATTTTTCCTCCAGTCCGCGTTTCTTTACTCTCATAGGCCCATTTTGAATCCATAATCGTTCCCGTCTGCAAAAGATATGGAGGCTTCAGCAGATCGATCTTCTCGTTTTCACTATTTACATAATAAATATCCGGTATCATGCTTTCGCCTCCCTTATAAATCTTCCAAGTTCTCTTTGATTAGCCGTAAACTTTATTCCGTCCATCTCCGAAGCGATTTCTTTCGACGCAGCTCTTGCGAAACTTTTTGCCAGCTTTTCTATATCTTCTTCTGACATCTGTACAGTCTGCGTGTTATTATTTCTCCACCTATGGTTTTCCATACTCGCTACTGGAGTCGTTAATTTTCTTTCCATGTAGTTTTGCTGATCCGCAACAGTCGCATATACTTGCGGCATTATTTCTGCCAAGTCAAGCCCTTTTAATTTATCTGCTATCGCCTCAGTATCTATCGCAGATACTGCTTCCTCAGCTACTGCTTCTGCAGATTGCACAGCACTTTTTGCCTCATCATCAATTCCAAGTCCAAAACCTTCGCTGAACCAGCGTCCCAGTTTTCTTGTTAATTTTGATGGAGAGTGTTCATCCAGCGCATGCTTCGCCGCTTTATATGCTGCTTTCGCCATTTCGGCAGCTTTTGATGCTGCACCCTTGATCCACGATCCGATTCCTCCTACAAAACCTTTGCCGAAATTATATCCAGGATCATGACCGCTCACACTGCCAGCTCCAGATTTCGCATTGTTTCCAAGAGATCTTCCTCCCGAATTCGCCTGCCTCGTTTTACTACTTACACCAGAACTATACTGTGTTCCGAATTTTCCTCCTGTGCCGTTCGGATTTACGCTTCCGGCTCCTTTGTTGGCCGCATCCGCATTGCCTTTTCCCGCGGATCTTGCTTTTCCAACCAATCCGCCGATTCCAGATGCGAACTTGGTACCAAATCCTTGTCCTGTCGTTATCGGGCTTACACTTCCGGCTCCTTTGTTGGCCGCGTCTGCATTAGCTTTTCCCGCAGATGCCGAATCTTTGGTTTTGGATGATACTCCTATCCCAAAATACGACATCACTTTGTTTCCAAGGTTTTCCAATTGTTTCCCAACATCACCTGATGCAAACACATTCAGGAATGCTGATACAAATTCTCCCGCTTTGGTTAATACGTTCTCTTTTCCGGCTTCAACACCGTTTGCCGCACCATCCATCGCAAGCTCGAAGATCTCTTCTGTCTTCTTAGACGGCGAATGTTCATCCAGTGCTGATCTAAGAGATTCCAGAAACTCATCTACACCTTCTTTTGCCGGATCTTTCAGCTCATCAAAGCCTTCCAGCCCCTCCAATGCGCCGTATACCGCATTGGCGAATTTCTTCTTTGTCTTCTTATCTAAGCCATCGAATTGATCTAATATGCCATCTACAGCACCTTTCGCTTCTGATGACAGCTGACCTTTCATGTCTCCGGCTATCAATGCAGCTATTGCGGCCGGTGGAACTTTTTTCAGTTCATCTGCAGATTTTGGTGCTGCTTTAGCAAATTCTTCCAGAGCTGCTTTTGTGGCTTCAGATGCCTGTTTCTGCATCTCTTCTGTGAATCCCGGTGTTTTATTCTTCACTTCCTGCCGGATCAGATCTTCCGTCTTAGATACTTCAACTACCTGCTTCTGGAGCTCCTCGCTTGTAGCATTATTTGCAGTTTTTACTCCTGCAGTAATTTTATTAACTGCCGCTTCGATTGCATCTGCATTTCCACTCGCTGCCGCTTCCGCCAGCTGAGTATACTGCTCAATGTCACTCGCATATTGCGCCAGTGTATCAGAGCTCTCCTTATATGCGTCTTTATTAGCTTTCAGTGCCTTATTGGCATTATCTACATCTTCTTTTTGTTTCTGTATCTTTGCATCCAACGTTGCTACAAGAGCCTTATTTCCTTGCACAACGGCATCGCTTTTTTCTTTCTGCAGTTCTTCCAGTTTGGCGCTTTCTTTTTTTACAGTATTCTCTGCCTTTTTCTTAGCTGTATATGCTTCACTAGCCTCTTGAGCCGCCTGCATCTGGTTGTTTACAGCTTCTTTGTACTTTGCCTCCTGCGAGGTAAGAACAGCCTCTATCTTCTTCTGCTGGATCGTCTTCTGAATCTCTTCCTGCAGTTTTTGATAGTTTTGAATCTGGCCATTAGTAAGATTGATCTCTATTCCAAGCGCCGACGATAATTGAGACGTGATGAATGCCGCTCTGTCTGCTTCTCCATCTTTGACTTTTCCATTGGAATCAACTATCGTACTCAATTCATTACTCAGTGACTGTAGACTATTTAACTCGATCAAATCTGCTGCCGCTTGTTTGTCCTGGGTGGCCACCAGATCTTCGTAAGACTGTTTTCTGTCCTGGGCAACTTTCAGATTCGTCTCTGCCTCTTTTGCAGAATCTTTTAATGCTCTGGAATGTGCTTTTTCTGCTTCCGTCTGCTCAGACAATTTATTTCTCATTGCAGTGCTCACTGCAATCATTGCAGTTGTTGCCACAACAGCTAAACCAATCGGATTCGCCTCTATTGCTTTTGTCAATCCTTCTTGTGCTGCTTTCAAAATATTTGTAGAAGCTGCCGCTAAACTTACTTTTCTCTGGAATAATCCAAGTACCGACTGTCCTGCTGTCAGCGTAACATTATATTGCCTTCCGGTATATTTTGCCGCTTCCATCTGTTCTGCATAACGACCGATAGCAGTCTGTGCAGTTTTCCACCATGAGGAGCTATTTTTCACAGCTTTCCCCAGTGTTGTAGTGGAATCCCCTAACTGTTTGGTGATTTTTAATTCTTTGTACGCAGCCACCAATCCTGTGACAATCGGTATTGCAGTTTTTGTATTTTTCGCAAGGAATTTCATTCCTTCCGCTACTTCCGGAAGTACATTCTTTGCAAGTTCCCCTCCGGTATTGACGATATCTCGAATCGGCTCAACAATGCCTTCTGCTGCCGGTCCGAACTTATCCACCTCGTCACAGGTGTCATTGAATATTTTTCCTGCTTCTTCAACTACTCCATTCAGTCCACCAGTCGTAAATGCCTCTGATAACCGGTTTATATCTTCCGTACCAGCGTCTACTGCACTCTTAAGTGGCTTTTCCATCTTTTCGTATACGTTGATGCCAAAGCCTTCTAACGCAGATCCTGCGATTGTGATACTTCCTTTCAGGTTGTCATTCATGGTGTTGGCCATCTTTTCAGATGCACCATCTGCATTCTCGATTGAAGATGCCAGCTTTTTAAAGTCTGTATCCGACGCATTGACTATGGCCAATAATCCAGACATGGCCTCCTGACCGCCAAGAGCTGCGGCTGCAGCTGCTTTTTCATCTTTTGGAAGCCCCCTAAGAGAATCTCTCATGTTTTCCATGACTTCCATTAGTGATTTCATAGAACCGTCAGAGTTTTTCATGGAAATATCGTACTTGTCCATTGCGGCCGCAGCTTCTTTTGGCGGCTTGGCCAGTCTTGTCAAGATACTTCTAAGAGCTGTACCAGCCTGTGTGCTCTTGATACCGGAGTTGGCCATTAGTCCGATTGCCTGAGACAAATCTTCGATGTTATAGCCTAGTGCTCCCGCTACTGGTGCTACATACTTAAATGTCTCACCCATCATCCCAACGTTTGTGTTGGAATTAGATGATGCCGCTGCCAGAACATCCGCAAAGTGTCCGGAATCAGATGCCTGTAATCCCATCGCCGTAAGGGCGTCTGTTACAATATCACTGGTTGTAGCAAGGTCTTCTCCCGATGCCGCTGCCAGATTCATAATTCCCTCTATACCATTCAGCATGTCATCTGTCTTCCAGCCGGCCATTGCCATATATTCAAACGCCTGCGCACTCTCTGTAGCAGAGAATTTGGTTTTTGCACCCATCTCTTTTGCTTTTTCCGTTAATTTCTGAAGATCATCTCCGGTTGCTCCGGATATAGCAGAGACCTTTGACATGGCTGCTTCAAAATCTGAGCCGACTTTAACAGAATACCCAGCCATCGCTGTTATAGCAGCAGATCCGGTTACAATCGCAGTTTTAACTCCGGCCATTGCAGTTTTGGCATAAGACGAGAATCTCGACATGGCTTTTTCTGCTTTCTTGGAGTCTAGCTCGGTGCTGATCTTAATTGATCCATCTGTTGCCATGTCACTTCACCGTCCTTTCTTGATTTCTCTTTTTTACATACTCCTTCCATTGTTGGTTGCGTTCTTCCAGTGTGAGTTTCTTTCCACCGTCCAGCTTGTACGCTTTCTTCATTTCGTTTATAAAAGCTCTTCTGTCTTTCGACATTCCGGATGTGCTCACTGTGCGGTAATACATGATCTTCGCCATCTTCGTCTCTTCTCCAAGAGACTCGAACAGCGCCAAAAACTTCCACCAATGCAATTTCTCTTGAGACAGCAGATCTATCCCATACTGCTCTTTAAAGGCCGCATATATATAAGGTGCGTCCTGTGAAAAAGAAAACGCCGGTCCTCTGTTGGACCGACGTTTGTATCGTTCTTTCTTCTCTTCTTTCTTTTTCGCTTTCCCTCCGCGGTAGAACCACAGAATCTTTTTCACCGCTTCTTCCAGATTATCTGGGATTTTAGGGAAATACAGGATTAATAATTTTTCCAGTTTTATGGCATCCGGTAATTCACTTTCCATAATTTCGTCAAATTTCATTCCCACTCGAAAATCCCAGTTTATCGAATATTCTCTACCATCAATCACAACCTTTTTTGGAAGCCCGTCTGTGATTATGTTCGGTTTCAATTATTTTTCTCCCGCTTTCATTTTTGCGATTTCCTTGTTCATGTATGGGACGACCTGATTCTTGTACATCCTGGTCATCTCCCAGTACGCCTGAAGGCAGGTAAGGAGATCTGTCTCCTCGCCTAATACCTTCTTGGCACTGCCTTTTCCGAAGATATTGTCGACCATCTCAATTACTGCTTCACACTGATTAACAATTACCTCTTCGTCTGTTTTTCCTTCCTTATCATTCGCTCTTTCTGTGACCTTATCGATCTCCGCCTGATACTTCTTCACTACTTTCGGATTCAGGAGATCCGCACTCAATTTCTGGTTCAGTATTGTTACTGCTATTTTCTTCAACGTCCTGTTCCTCCTCTATCGGTTCGCCGTTTTCCTCAGCTTGCGTTCAAGCAGCCACATATGTATATTCTGCAGGTGTTGCTCCCATTTTCTTAAATTCGATGTCAATAGAAGAAGATTCTCCTGCATTTCCTGATCCGTCGCTGTTGACAATAATGGAGCACTGTCCTTTTTCTCCTTTTCCTGTCAGGACATTAAAATACAGATAGTTTGTTACTACACTGTTTCCTGTTCCATATTTTGTTTTGTGGGATAAACAATAATCCTGTGCTTCATCGCCGACGTATCTGTCACCGGTTACAGAGAAAGCTCTCTGCGTACCTGTCTTCATGGTGTTCTGACCGGCACGGATATAGGTCTTGTCCTGCGTGATTGGATTTAACTGCGCGTCCAGACCGGCAATTCCCATTTCTACTACTACGTAATCGCCTTCTTTTGTTGCAGTCGAACCATCCGGCGCAGTGTCGATTGCAAATACGTAATCATCATTGGTTACCCATCCTTCATAGCTTTCACTTGGTGTATAGTCTTTCATTAATTCACTTAATTTCATCTTCGTCTCTCCTTCTCAAAATATAAAACCCTGCATGGTATCTGGTATTGAGCTACTTTGTTCTCCCAGTCTACCGTTGCAAGGTTTGGCATGTTCTGTAAGTTTTCAATTTTCTTTACCTGACATCCTTCGAAATCCGGATAGTTTTTTATGGCGTTCTGCTCCTCAATCCATTCCATGAACTTCTGGCCGAGGTTCATGGCCTGCATGTTGATATCATCCGTTTCTTCCGAGTAATACCATGTCAGAAGTATGGTAAAGCCATATTCTTTATCTGCAGCACGGACATACTTTTTTACAATCTTTCCGGCATAATTTGTCAGGAAGGATACCGATGTAGCTTTTCCATCAGCAAAATTAAATGTCAGTATGGAATCACACAGTTCTTTTATTTTGTCCTGTACATACGAAACCATAACCTCATGTTTTGTCATAACTTATGTCCTTTCACATATGCCTGTATTGCTCTAGTATAGTCATCTATTCTCGTAGCTTTCATTTTCTTTTCCCATTCAGCAGTGGCAAGGGGGTGTCTGGCGGTGCTGTATTTCAAATGTCTGCCGGTTACTACCTTGCTTTCACCATGTCTGGCATACGGACTTCCGGTTATTCTAGATACCATCACCAGTCCTTCATGTTGGAAGTTGGCGTACGGGCTTACATAATGCACAATCCCGACATTCCCTTCTACGTAAGTCCTGGCATTGGTCGCCAGTACCAGATTCTTTGCCGGCACAAACGGTTCCATCAGGCGCTTGGCTTCGGTCGCCATGAAGAGGAGCGTCTTCTTTCCTCCAGTTGCTTCTTGTACAATGCTCGGGATTGGTTTATTCCAGTGGAATTCTACGTTCGACATTTAACCACCTACTCTGTAATGTTTTCCTCTCAGGTGCGATGTATTATCTGAGAAAGCGGTAATCTGAAATGCCTCCGGTTTCTGTCTTGCCAGTAGCTCTGAGGCTGTATTTGGCATTTTCCCGGTTATTTCTTCCATGCATGCATCTTTTACCACTATATCTCCCGGATTCAGGGTGAAGCTGTTACCAGCACCTTTGGTTTTAGCAAATTCTCGGTAGGGAAGATAATTCGGTGATTCTGGTATCCTGGCAACGTATGTACATGCCATTTTTGCTGTCTTTCCATCATCGATCTTTGTCTGGGACAGCTTATAGAAACAGTTTTCAAGAACTGTCCTCTTCCAGATATCCTTTCCATCTTCTGTATCCGCTCCTTTGATCCGGTTGTACACCGTAATCGTCTGGTTGTAATTCGGATTCATTAATCCACCCCCAGATACATCAAGCCTGTGTTTTCTAAGTATTTCTCTATGATTTCCTTAATCTTCTTGCGTTTTCCTTCTTCTGTGTAGATAGAGCGAGACAGGTCATATGTACCTGTCTCTCCGTCGTTTCCATAGGACGCAAGCGGTCCCGGTGCGTCCGATCCGCCGTACTGTTCTGCCTTGTAAATCAGTTCTGCGACGTCGCACACGCAATCTTTTACTTCTTTCGGTGTTTCCATTCTTTTTGCACGATCGAATGTTACTCGGTCAATTTCCTTTTCCGCCTGTTTTTCATAATATCGGAAGGTTGATTCCGGTATATCCGGCTGCCTTCCAAGAAGATAAGACTCTACGTAATATTCATAATCTGCATACTCCATAACGTTTCCCCCTATGAAAAATCTACCAGAAGGCTCTCATCCAGTTCCTTGATTCCGTAGATAATATCAAATGAAATTGTATCTTTCTTGGTTTTCATATCATAGCCAAAGACTACTCTTACAGCCAGCCCGTTTGCTGAAGCAATATGAGCTTTTGATGCTCCCATTGGGAGTTCCAGCTGTCTTGTTACCAGCGCGAGTCCGTTTCTGTGGAATCCTAACGCATGTGCCTTGCTGATTACTTTTGCTGCGACTTCTGTTACATCTGTCGGAAGGTTCTGATCCACCTTAATTGTTCCTGCCCCTCCAACCAACGTGACATCTTTCTGTACTGTATAGACATACCCGTTCACAATCAGCTGATCTCCTTCGGCAATCTTTCCTGTTGCCGGTTCTCCCGCTGATACTGTGAACTCAGTTGTATCTTTAGCGCCGGTTACCTTGTACCCCGTCACTGTTCCCGGTTTTTCGGCTGCGGAATGAGGGCAGTTCTCTGATGAAAACGTGTCACAAGTATACACCCTTCCTACTTCTGCGTCTCTAAGCGCCTGTGAGTCCCCTGCATAGCACTGTTTTGCAAAATTATCCAATGTGTTGTATTTATATTTGATTTCCGCCGGAAGAATCAATCTTCTGTTCTGAATTGGTGCTTTTGACATATCCAGAGCCTTTCCAACTCCCGCAATGTCTGTCAGTGCTGGTTTTGCAGATACCGTTGCCGTCTTCGCAGCCTTTTCAATACCTACTGCCAACAGATCCTGATCTACAGCCTGCGCAATAGCCGAAATAGCCGGTGTTACTACCTGCTCAGAGAAATCTTTGATGTCCAGTGTTAACTCTTTTGACGACACATTAACCGTTACATCTCTGAAACGATCCATCTTAACGGTTGTGGATCCTTCTGTAATATCCTGACCATGTGTTTCTCCTACAAAGTTTTTTGCTACAAATTTCGCAGGCTTTCTGATTGTAATCGTATCACCCACTCTGACAAATTCTTTTGAATAGTCTCTATGGACAAGCCCTGCCATAGTTAACTGGCTTTCCAGTACCATCAAGGCCTCCTGTGCAATTATTTTAGGTGTTAAAATTGTATTTGGCATATTTCTTTATCTCCTTCCTATTTTCCCTGTCTGTAATCTTTGTATTCTTCATACGTCATGTCTTCTAAATTCTTTGAAATTCCCGGAACTTTTCCGCCAGTCGGCGCGATTGGATTATTGATTGGTTCGTTTGAACCAAACATATACTCATTGTCCTTTTTGCACGCCTCGATTGCAGCAGTAATGTCTTCTGTCTGGTTTTTGCTGTCTTTCAGCGTCTCTACATCTAAGAGTGCTCTGATTGCTTTCGCATTCTTACCACCTGCTGCCGAGATAGCATTGTCGATAAGTGTGCCAAACTTCATTTCTGCAATTTTGTTTTCGTAATCCGTTTTCTGAGTTTCCATGTCATCTGTGAGCTGTTTTACTTTCCCCTGAAGTTCTTCTACATCTACACCTTCGAATCCTTTCAGTGTGTCTGTGGCTGTCTGCAGCTGCTCTTCCAGGGTAGTCTTTGCTGTTTCCATTGCGTCGTAATCTTTTTTACTTACATATTCTCCGGCATTCAGATCTGCGAGCTTAATCTGCTTGTCTTTGTTTTCCGGATTGTCATTGTACGCTTTGATGATTGATGCAAACTCTTCATACTTGTCACCAAAGATTGCTTTTAAAAACTCCATAATTATTTCCTTTCTTTTTGCATAAAAATAAGACGCATAACCCTGCGTCTCAAAGGGAGATATCTGGATCACCGCCTTCCTAGGCAACAATACTCTTGATTCCATAAGCTAATGCGCTGTCATGCTCAATCGCACAACCTCTTGCATCTTCCCACCCCTGCGCAAAATACGCCACATCTGCTCCTGACAGAAGTTCCAGGGATTTTCCAAGGAACCACAGTGGTTTTGCATCTGTGGGTGCTTCCTGGAAGAAGGAATCAATCACTTCTACCGGTTCACCGATCATTTCTTGCGCAAGCTCAATTGCTTTCTTGCGTTCTGCCAGAATTTCTTCATCTGACTTACCTCTCATAGGCTGACTAATAAATAATTTTTTCACCTTTCTCACCTCCTCGCCTTAAAAATGAGTACAAAAATACCACTAATCTCTGATATGCTCACTGATTAGTGGTATTATTTCATCTCTTCAAATTTTACTCCCGGTTTGCATTCCTCTTCATATGGAGCTTCCAGTACTTCATCCGGTACTCCATTCGGAAACGCCTTGCACTTTATTTCCGTTTCAGATTCCATACAATGCCTACATAATACACATTTGGGAAGTGTGAATCTATTTCCTCCTCCAAGGAAGGATGTATTTTTCAATAAGCTTTCTTGACTCATCTGGTATCTTTTCTCCATTTCTATATCTTACAAATGCCTCTGCCAAGCTCTCTCTTCCATCGCGCTCTTTGTCTGCATATTTAGATATTCCCTTGACAAAGTTCTTATATATTTCATCCGTCAGTTCATCGTAATCTTTCTTGGTCACGCAGTTTTGGAATGGAATAATATGTGCCATTTCATGCGCAATGTAATCTTCATAGCTTTTTCCTGCCATGTATCCGGTAGAATACAGCATTTTTATTCTCGACTCGAATTTATTATAATCTATATTATAGTTAAACACAAGTCCGTGCTTCAGCATGCCGTCCTTATCCAGATATGCGCCGCTTACAAGCAAATCTCCTCTGCCAAGCTTTCCGCCTTCTATTGAATCTAAGTAGATCGTGTACTCTTTATCCAGTTTCTTGATTGCCTGATTTATTTTCTTTTCTACACTCTTATCCAATCCAGCTTTTTCTGCCACTTCTTTCGGAATTGATATCTTCATCGAGCTAAGTATTTTCTTTCCGACTTTTGTTGATATTCTTCCAAGTCCATCCATGTATATTCTGTCTCTTTGTTCCGGTAGCTTCATAGCCTTTGAGAACTTCACGTACTCATCCATGGTCTTTTTGTATCTCGCCTTAGCTCCCATGATCTCCAGCTCACTTACTCCGCCTTCCTTCATGAGTTTTATGTCTTGGCGATATACTCTCATTGTCAATTCTAACTTCCTCTGTCTCTGCAGTGCCTCATATGTTGTATACTCCTTTCCATCGTAACTCGTCTTTTCATTTTCCTCGTCCATCATCTCTTGTAGTTCTTCGTCCGTGTAATTCCGAACTGAAACTCCCGGGATGAACACATCGTACCAATGATAACAGTTGGCCCCACATAATCCGGTGACGGTACCCAGTCCGCATATACTCTCCAGATCCTTGTACGAATAGACCTTTCCTTGCCATGCCTGATGTTCCGGTCTGGCGCCGATGTGATATGTAACTTCATAGGTATCTGTACCAAGCTCTGCTGCCACCTGTTCATTCATGCGGCCGACTATCTGCCGGAACCCTGTCATGAGTGCCGTTCTGCACGCCGAATCCACCCGGTATGTCCTTCCGGAAGCATATTCTACTGTACGCAGACCGCTTCTTGTCATGTCCTTGATGATTCGTTTCATGACCGTGTCATAGCTGAATGCTCCAGTTGCTACTCCGAGGACCGCTTCATCCAGTGATCTTTGATAGAACTTCGCCGTATCCATGAATTGACGCTTTCCATTTACGTTCTTGGTAAATCCCATGGATCCCGTGATGTTTTGGAATGTGTTCTTCGACTGTTCGATCGCGGCTTTTACTACCGGTTGGATCTCCGGATGCTTTCCGAACGGGGTTTGTTTCTTTCCAATAGCATCGAATGCATCTTCATACTCTTTATAGAGGTTCTCGCTTGTCTGGTTGTAGATCCGGTCAATCTCTTCATCGGAAAACTTCAAATAGCTTTTGATTTCATTTTTCAGAAATTCATCGGAATATCCCATTTTTCTAAGCAGCTGTATCTGGTAGTCTGCAGATGATGTCATCGACTGTTCTATATCCAGATTGCTCTTGATTCTTCGGACGATGTCCAACATGATGTCTATTTCTAGGTTCCGGGCATTTCGTTCTATTTCTCTTGAAAGAGCTTCAATCTCACCTTGTGTCATAGGCTAGTCCTCTATTACATCCGCCTGTTGGACTACCATCTTTTTGGCTGTTTCCTCATCTTCGGCATAATGTTTCATTCGGTATTCCCACAACTGCATGGCTCCAAGGCTTACGTCTGCCCTGTCATTCTGGCGTTCTGTTTCATCATCCACCAGGATGCTATCCTTAAATGTGCAGTTGAACTCATATCCGCTATGGAGCTTGGCGTTGTAAAAAGCCAATGCATATACGAGATCTTCCAGGCAGTCTTTCAGATTCTCCTGGATAGCTGACACCATGTTATATTTGCGTTTCTTGGCGATCTTGGCTTCTGTTGCCGTCTTGTCTACGTCCGTTACATCAGAGAGATCTCCATAGCTTAGGGATACATTGAACTCCAGCTGCCTTAAGAACTGATTCAAGCCATTGATGATGCTGATATCTCGGAACTCTGGCGACCATTCTTTATACAGATCGCCATCGTCTCCGGCATCCAGATTCAGTCCTCTGTACAGACGCTTGTCCAGTTTTGGCGTTTCCAATCTTCCCTCTTCTCCTACTATCGGTTGAAGAGCTGTAGTGGATACATTGATTGCCCTTTCACCAGATTCGAACTCCCACTTTAGCCTTGCATTCTGAACGTCTACGCTCTCCAGCTGATCTATTCCACTTTCGAATATCGATACTCCGCACGGGCTTCTATCGATTTCATTCTTGATTGGGTTTCTATAGTAACCAAAATCCGGCTTTTCCAGTCCAGCATAGGATATGGTTGCTGGGAGATTTTTCCATTCATCTATTGAGCTCAACGGGATTTCTCTTCCGATATCATCCTCTGATTTTGATATGTACGCATTATTTGTAATTGTAAGGATGTTATCTCTCAAAGAGTGTCTCTCCAGGCGATGGTAGTAATCTTCTCCCCGTTTCTGGTTTTCGACAAACACAACGTCAATCAGTCGTCCTCTTTCGTCGTAGGCAATCGGTACAAAGCGATCTGCGGTAACATATTCTACTTTATCTCCGCCCAGCGGCTTAATGATCAGCGCCCCAAGCGCAAGCCCTGACTGCAGGTTCTCATTCAAATCTCGTGTTGCCATCTTGTATATCTGATCCAGTTCTTCCACGGAAATATTCGATTCCATTTCATCCAGGCAGATATTGGCGAACTCGGTACAGATACCTTGTTCCTTTCTAAGAGATTTTACATAGCCTTTGCACCAGGGTGCCATTCCGCTGTACATTCGCTGCCATAGCTCTATCCTTGTCTGCATCATACTTGATATACATGTTTCTATTTTCAGTGCCTGCTCTACATTTTTTGCCGGGAACATTCTGTTTATCACTCCCTTCACGAAGGCTTTTATTCCATCCAGCATTATTCGCCCCTCCGTTTCCATATTCTTTCTGTTGCATATCTTACAGCATCTATCATGTGGTCATTCCCATCCGGATATCCGGTGATGATATTTCCTTCTTTATCCCTTTCGTACTCATAATCCATGAACTCCTGTGCAGCTACCGGGCATCTTACATTGTCGATTATGATTTCTCTTAATGACTGCAGCCATTTATATGAGTACTCTCTGCTTCCAGGACCTTTTTCTGCTGCTCTGGCAAGCAAGCCGTAGCTTTTGTAGTCTCCTATCGACTTCTTTTCTGCACTATCGCAGGTAAGCAGATCGTTGCCTGTGATTCCCATCCTGATCAGCTCGTCTGCCGTCTGTCTGTTGCTTCTCTTATTGCATGTGTATTCCTGCCATATGTACAATCTTAACCTCGCTCTGTCGTAATGAACCCTTGCAAATGCATACAGATCCGGGAACCATCCCCAGTCAATGCCATTTAACACATGGTCGAATCCTGATATCTCATCATCCGTTATTTCTCTGATCGTGATGTTGTCAAATACACTTCCTCCTGATCCATTGGCCACTCCTAAGTATTCATTTTCATACGCATCTGGGTTAGTTTCCTTTAAGAATTCTGCCTCTTCGATAAATGTTTTTCCTAGCCACTTCTTTGGTATGTCCAGATAGGTGCTTTCCGTAACCAGTCTGGTTTCTTTCGGGATCTTGATGTATTTGTTGGCCCAGTTGTTCAGGCTCTTTGGTGGGTTGAATGTTTTGAAGATGTATGCAGTATCTCCGCCTCGGATTACAGACTGTTCAATCTTTCTAACCGCCTCCGGTCCCATGAACTGATCCAACTCTTCAAACCATAAGACTCCGATATATCCGAATGGAACCTTGATCGATTTTACCTTGCCCGGATCATCTGCTCCTCTGAAATAAATCTTTTGCCCAGTGCTTTTTCTCGTAATCTCCAGTGGTGATACGGTACACTCGAACTCATCTTCCAGTCCAAGAGCTTCTATCGCCCATCTTGCTTGCTGATAGATGGAACTTCGCATCGTATCTCCTACCTGACGCATGATCACCGCATGTATCTGATCATTACTCCTCAAAATGTCTCCTACAGCCAGGCTTACAAAGGATGATTTGGTACTGCCTCGGCCACCTGGGAAAACATATTCTGTGTGACGCTTTTCCTTGATGTCAAAAAGCACCGGAGCAAATACCGGAGCAACCATTGTTGCCGGAATGCCTTTGTATTCTTTTTCCGGAACGGGTTCCGGCTGCATCCTTTGGATGTCCGCCCGTGTCTTTTCAATCTTGGCGCGTTGCTCTTCCGTTGCGAGATTCATGTGATCCGCAAGCCACTGCAGGGCCTTCATCCGATCAGCCAGTTTAATGCCGGCTCCGTCTTTTCCCTGCTTCACCTCTGTCAAGATTGTTCCATCCACATCCAGAGAGTCTTTAAATTTCGCAGTGTTGACTATTCTTGTCAGTGTTTCTTCTTCTCCAGTCTCTTCATTTTTCACCTTGACCGGACCATACGCTGCCATCACGGGGACTTCTTCTGTACCAAATTCCATGTAATCAGTGATATCTGCGAAGGCTATGTCTATGTATTTTTGAAAAATATCAGCTTCTGATATTAGTTCTCTGTTCAGCCTGTTCTGCTTTAGGCACTGGATTTCTTCTTTTACCCTAGCATTTCCTAGCATACGAGGTCCATTTGCAGTGGCCGTTTCATAACTGCATTCATATGCTTTTTGATATGCTTTTGTGGCATTGAAGCATTTGACGTATAAAACGCAAAAAAGCCTTTGCTTATCGTTTAAATCAGGATTTTCAATTATCTGATCTATCACTTCTGCATTGGCTTTCTTTTTGTTTTCACTTTTTCGTTTGGAGCGTTCCATATTTTTTCGGAGCGTTCCATTCATTTTTTCATCCCATTTATCTTTCGATTTCCATCCCCGGACAGTTCCTGCTGCCAGATTTAGTTGACTTGCAATCTCAACTAAATCGATCTCTCCCTTATGCTTTTTATATATTTCGAACGCTTTCTCCCTATTTGGATTTCGTGCCTTTGGCATTTCACCACCTTCAATTCTGATTTTATAATAAAAGACGGCCTCAGTCTTTAACTGCTGCCGCCCTTAGGGTGAGTATGTCCTTTTCAAATTTTGGACGCTACCACTATAACACACTTTTATGTGCCGTGAGTGGTGATGTTTTGCAAATTTTATATTTTTTTTGACATCAACCAGTAAAATTTCCTCCTTGCTCTATAGTATTTCTGATCACCGCACGGCAACCCTTTGGCATCCCGAAGGTATATGTAGGTCGCATAATCTGTTGTAACCCCTTCCAATAACCATTGATAGATATCTGCGTCCGCCTCTATTGCTGTCTGCTCGATTCGCTCACATTTTTCCTGCAGCTCCGCACGTTTGATAGCCAGGCGTTCTGTTGCTGACGCCTGGCTTGGACTCCCCTTCCCCTCTTGGCCATATTGTATTGCTTTCACAGTATCTGTCATATTTTCAAGTTCTTCTCGCCATTCCGGATATTGCATGCAATGATGGATAACTTCCAGATACCTGTGTTTGCTGATTCCATATTTGTCTTTATTGATCGGTCTTCTCTTCAACTCTATACTTCCTCCCCGTCCGTCTGTCCTTGATTGTTATAATGTCAAACCCGAACAGGCTTGCTATGTCCTGCAGATCGGTCAGTGCCCTGCGCATATGGTAGGGCATCTGGTTGTATCTGCGTACCGCCTTTTCTGCTGTCGGATCCTGGTAACCTTCATGGTTCATAGTTCTCCTTTCTGTGCGATGTCGCACAATGAATTTTCTTAAGCGCTTTATTGTTTTCTCGGTTTGTCCGTTATGTATGTCCTTTCGGTTATTGCCATATCACAATTAATATACTTTTCAATTTTATCTACACAGCTCCTGCAGTACACATTCTCCGGACTATTCGCTTGCGTTAAAGTCTTCGACAAGTTATAGCAGAATTGCTCTGTAGTCGCTCCTGCTCTGTCACATTCAGCATTTATATTTATCTTGTAATACGTTGCTCCCGTCGGCATCCCACACCGTTTGCATGTTCTTTGTTTCGTCATATCTTCCTCTTTTTCTTCCGGCTCTTTCTTGTCATACGTAATCTCACGCAGCTGCTCATCCGCACGTGCTGCCATTACACATGCGCTCCAAACTGTACACAGCACACAAATTATTACGATAACAATAAATATTACTGTCTTATCCATTCATTTTCCTTTCAAGCAGATCCATGTACATACTCTTGTACACATCCCTCTCAGCTATCGCTCTGATATACTCTTTATCATTCCCATATCCTTTCTCACGCTCCAGTTCATTGTATCTTTCTGTCTCTTCTCTGAACTTCGCAAGAATTCTATCGGATGTTTCTTTTTCCTTTGCCAGTTGCTTCTCCAGCTGTTTAATCTTCTCCTGATCAGCAGTATTATTATTCTCCGTAATGCCAAGTGTCAGCATAATAGCTTCATCAACTTTTTTGAATTTCTTCCTCTGTGCATGATCTAATATATTCTCCGATTCTGTCTGTATCCACCTTGAATATACGTTCACACAGTGCTATAGATGGTACTCGACACATCACCTCAACATGTGTCAGAAGTTGTTCATTTTCTTTTGTTGTCATTAATACTGCCTGCACAAATTCCGGATCTTGTTCAAGCCATGTGTCCGGTGATACTATAATCGCCGGTGTTTCTCCGGCCCTTCCATCGTTCGCTATGTAAAAAATGTCTCCATGATATGTATTCATTGCTGTTGCCCTCCCCACATTCATAATTGCTTTATATGCTGTCGGATCACTATAACCAGATCCGTTTTTCTTCAGTTCGTTTTTGCCTGTTATCTGTCCTACCATAATGCTTTCCTCTTTCTTCCTTTCACATATACTGTGCATTCTGCTGCCGGCATACCTCTGCTATGCCCCTCTATTTCAATATAGCTACAGTTCCCGACCTGATCATGTCTTCCCCTGTATATACAAGTCTTGCAGAGATGTCTGTCTGCATTGGGACCGTCTTTTCCTTTGTTGTAACCATCTTTCTTTCGTCTTCCCGGCTTTCTTCCGAGCATCTCTTCTCTGATTCCGGCCAGTCCGATATATTGAATATAATCTCGTACTTCCCAGTACTTTAATCCTGTAGCTTCCGCTATAGCTTTGTTAGTTTTTTTTGTCAAGCACCATCTTTTTAATGATTTTTGCCTGTTTTTCGCTTATTTCCTTCAACAATACTCCTTTCTCCTCCGACTGCTGCCATCCGGCTTTTGCCGGAGGGAATCTATGTTGACTGGTTTTTCGTGATACAATACCAGTTGGTGCTATTCTTTATATTTTTCTTCTATCTTCCGGAGCTGCTCTACGTGCCACAGTACCTTCTTCTTATCCCACCATTTTTCTATCTCCTTTGCTGTGTATTTTACACACGGAAAAATCATAGGATGTAGGAATGCTGTTAGCCATATCACGATGATCATGTTTCGTGTCATCTGCCTGCTCCTTTCATGAATTGGTTGTACATCTGTTTCTTCCAGCCTATTTCTGGTGGTGCTGGCCCACGGTTATGTTCGGCCAGGGTTCTTATCAGACCTTCGAATTCTGCTGCCGTCTGTTCTGAAAGCTCTTCCTTCAGATTGACGTTGCTCATCCAGCTGAATCCGTATTTTTTAAGAATATCTTTTCTTGTCATTTTCCGCCTCTTTCTTACATTTCATCATCAAACAGTATTCTGTCATCGTCATGATTTCTTTCTCCTCTCCTCTGTTTCCCATTTACACATATCCCACCATTCGCAGAATAAGCAGCATCCCCAGCATTGGTTAGTACGTACCATATGGAACCAGTGTTTTAATTTTTCTTTTATCTCCATGTCATTCACCTCTTCTTATGCATCTCAGAAGATCTTCTATGCCTTGTTCATAGCCCTCTTTATACTGCAGTCTGTTGGCCGCTTCTTCTATCTGGTCATATTCCTGGCTGTTCAATGTTTCCACCGCCTTTCACCAATTCGATTGCTTCTATATATGCCTGTATGTAATCTTCTGCTGTATTGTTGGCAATTTCATCAAGCTTATCCGCCGGTTTTTCTACCATTAATCTTCCGGCATATTCTATCTTGCCTTCCAGTTTCTTTACAATTGCTTCGGGATTGTATGCTGTAGCGTAGCTTTTCAGCATTTTGATTTCTATTCTGCGGTCTTCTATGTTTCTCTTAATTCTTCGTACCTTTTCGTCTATGTCATATAGACTGCTGCCAGGCATTCCTCCTGATCTCCACCGATCGATAGCTTTGTATGATCGTTTTATTTCTTCTTCTATCTTTCTTATCTCTGCATCGGCATCAATCAATCTCATTTTTCAATCTCCTCACATTCTTCGCAATCATCGCAATCGCCATCGCACATTGCGTTGTCGCAATCATTTTTATCCATGTCGGAGCACCACATGTTCATTGCATTGCACCATTTCATTTCTCAGCACCTCCTACATTTCTCTGTTTCCGTAATACAGAGCACATTCTTTACACTCGTCTATTGGCTCTCCTCCGCCGTTTCCCGTTCGTAAACCGGCGCATCTATCTTCTTCGTATCCGGGATGTTCATATTGATGAGCCAAGTAGCAGTTATCTATTCCCTGTTTTACTGTTATGTGCATTCTCATTATTCCTTTCTTCAAGAAATTCCGGATTATCAAATATATCGCCTATTACTTCCATCTCATTTAACTTGATGTACGTGTCCGTAAGTGGCATCGAATAACAGAACGGCTTGCATTTACTTAATTCATCCGTTGGAATCACTTCGTAATGCCATCCGATTACACTGTCTATTACTTCTTCACTTTCCACTTCTATGACGTTAAACTCTCCGAATACTGCTTTTACAAGATCTTTCGGATTGTCGTGACACATCAGGATATCGTTTTCCCATATTCTTTTGCCGTTCTTGTCATGCAATCCCGTATAGGCGCAAATGGTATTTTTGTCAATTAGCATTTCGCATTCCAGGTCTTTGCTATAAATATAGTCTTCATCCCAGAGAAGACCTTCTACCCATTGCCCTTCCAGGTCTTTATTTGCGACTACTACATGTTCATGCTTTGCTTTGAATAATATCTCTCTATCCATTTTCATCCTCCAAGTAATTCTTTATGCCTAATGCTCGGAATTCTTCTCTTGTGTGGGTTTCTTCATACTTTCTCTGGAATATCCGGCATAACAGTTCTCTGGTCTCTCTGCAGTTATGTACTGCCCTCGGTCCGTCTTTGTGGTGATCTCTGCACAAGTAGACTTTGAAGCCGTTCTCTTCACTTACCTGTCTTAGACCTCCTCCATAGAATACGTGATGTTCTTCTGTGTACTGCTGCCGGCGGATGCCTTCCAGTCTGCACAGGAAGCATTCACCTTTCACTGTGTCTACGATCGGAGCTGGGTGGTGCTTTCTTTTTTTCTTCCTGATTGGCTTCGGGAACATCAATTCACACATTCGATCTCTTTCCCTTCTCTGTCAACCTCGGTCTCGAAGAATTCCTTCCAGAATGATTCCTTCGTCAAGACTCCGAAACTTACTCCCGGCATATTGCGGATAGCCTTTTCCATGGCTTTTCCCATGTATTCTGCTGCCGTATCGGCATCAACAGACGCTATGTATAATCTTCTTGTAGCGTATGCCGGCTTTACTTCTTCTGATTGGTCCTGTTGTTCCGGAGCATTCATATCCGGCGGGCAATATTGTGGAAAATCTTTGACTAATTCTGTCTGCCCCGGAATCTGAGTTTCATCAGTAATTTCCTGTTGGAACTCGGTTTTTGTTTCCGGAGTTTCTTCTGCCTTTTCTGGCTCTTTCTCTTTTGTTTCTGCAGGTACTGCAGTGGTGTCAGGTGTCTCAGTTTGTTTTTCTTCATTTTCTGTAGGTATTTCCTCACTTTTTGTCGGTGGATCCGGCTGTTTTGTTTGTGGTTCTGCCGGTTTTGTTTCCGATCGTTCCGTTTTTATAGGTTTCCGTTCTGGTTTCTTCGCTTTTACCACCTTGGATTCTTTCCTCTTTTTCGGTTGCACCGGTGCAATTTCTTCTTTTTTCGGGAATTCTTCTCCATACACCTCTTCCCAGGTCTTTTCCGCATCTTCGCCGTCTGTGATCATTGTGCAATAACTCAATGCATCGTCCCATGAATAGAATTCTTTGTCTCCCGACCGGACCATGTGCAATGTAATATCTTTGGATTCGTGCATATAGAGCATGATTCGTCCAATTCCCTGGATACGGGTGCTGTAGATCTTATCTCCATCCGGTGCAAGCACTTCCTGCAGATATTTGGTCCCGCAGGTTGTCCGTACTGTTTCGTGCATGGTTTTATATAATTCCGGTTCATCATGGAGTATCTGGTGCAATGCTTTCTCCAGGTTGCCGAGGTCTTTCTGTTCTTCCTTCTGTCCTTCCAGGATTACTTCGATATCCGTGATTTTCTCTTCCTCTTCGATTTCCTCTTTTACTGCTTGAATCTCTGTTTTGCTGTATGTAGGTGTCAATTCTTCTACTACTTCTTCCGGAAGTGTCAGCATTAATGCAAGTTTCGCATAACCGAACCCCTGGTACTGGTCCTGCAGTTTCGGGGAATAGCCACCTTCTGAAAATTTATCGTTGATTTTTATATATCTCGATACCTGAGAGGCGTCCAGTTTGTATTCGCTCCAGGCAAATTCTTTTTCATCTGCATATCCGGAACCTTGCAGAATGTCTGTATCTCTTGCCTGTTTCAGCAGATAGCCGGTAAGGACAAAGTCCTCCACCGTTCTGTTTAATACTCTGTTTACTGCCTGTTTAAACTCTTCATACCCGTTGTAATTTATAAGCTCGTCCATCTTATACCGCCTTTTCTAATAATTCTTCGATCTCTTCTGCATCCATGAAGTCTTCTGCCAGTCCCTGCAGGACTCTTGTATTGTTCTTTGCTTTCAGATCTTCTATATTTGCATTTCTCTTCTCTTTGCTGATCTTGGCCAGCTCCTTGTCTGCTTTGGTCAGACGTTTCTTCAGAACTCTCTGCCATTCCTTCAGGAAATCTCTGATCTGTTCAATTCCCGGTTCTTCATCCATGTAGCTCCTGTGCTGTCTGATTGTGCCGGATGGCTCTACCTCAATGGTGTAGAACGGTACTCCTTCCTGTTTTTTTCTTCTCAAGAAGCAGATATAGGTTTCTCTTGTCTCAATTCGGTCAAAATACCGTTCGCTGCTGCCGGCGCAATGATGCAGGGCACGTCCTTCTTTTACGATATCCACCAGTGATTCCGGTACGATGATCTTGTATTCTTCGTTTTCGTACTCATAGCGCTCTTTGATCTCGTGTAATGTCTTCTCAGCCGTTGGGTACTTCTCGCGCATTTCCTGAGCATATCGTTCTCTTTCTTCCTGGCTTGCCATCATTTCTTTCAAAATATCCATCTGTTGTTTATCGATCACAATTTCATCGTGCCGTCTTTTCAGCTCTCTCGGTCGATAGGTTAGTTCATCCTGCATATTCTTGTTGCATGCTTTACACATGCTAAGATAGTCGTTGTACTGCTCCAGGACAGCTTCTTCCGTGAATCCCGGATACTGTTCTTTCTGCTGCCGGCGGATGTAATTCATCAGCTGTGTAGTGCTTAGATACTTTCCGGCATGATATCTAATATTCTCCGGCCCAAGTCCGCATCTCAGCAGCCATCTCAGAGTTTCTGTCGGTATCTTTTCTCCTGTTTCGTCTGAATATTGCATCCAGCGAACCATTTCATTTCCGCCGTTTTCGTCACGAATCCGGTTGATTTTTTGCCGATCGTTGATGTAGAACATTTTGTTTATGCTCTTTGCCCTTATGTCTAATGGTCCGTAGTATGCCATGTTCCATCCCGGATATTCTGTGCATGTAACAGTTTCTCTCAGTAGATTCCGGAATCGTCCTTTGGCCAGATATTCTATCTTTTCTGCGTAACCTTTTACCTGGTATACTCCGGATAGTAGACGGTTGTAGTTTAATTTCCAACCGGCTGTTGCCAGGAATTCTATGATCCTGATGGCATCATTGTACGCTGTGTTTTTCAGTGCTTCACTGTAATCTCCGGGGTACATATAGCCATCTCTTGCCCGGTAATTCAGGTTGTTGCTTTTATGCCATCCTTCCCATGGGATATTGTAAAAAATCTTGTAATTATATCTATTACTCTTAAAGAAATCCTGCTTATATATCACAATACGGATTTCCTCATCGATTTCTATCCGATGTCTTCCAGAATCCCATTCGATATCTACACGGAAGATTCTTAATACGCTTGCCGTTTCGTCAATCCGATCAAGCTTATACAAGCTCTCAGGGGGGGCTGTGATGTGATCTGTTCTTGTTTTTACCTGAACGATTTTCCCGCAAGACGGGCATCTCACCATATCATTATGTGTCGCTTTCTTTTTGCCCTGATGTATCGGCGTTAACTCAGATCTGTCAAATGATTCTCCACAATTTGTGCAGCTAAAGTTCTCTGTTCCTTTTTCTTTAAACATATAATCCTCACCAGCTGTCTTTTCAAAGAACCATTGATCTGCGTCTTTAGGAAGTGCCGGTGCTTTGCTCATGAAATTATTTATCTTCGCTTTTCTGTTATGCTCTGCGGTCTGTCTGACATCATAATCGTAACTGTATTCCATGTGATCTATCCGACTCCATACATCGTTTGCGCAATATTTATCCTGTGTTATATCCAAGAGTCTCTTTCTATCTTCCTCTGAATCAATCTTTGGATACTTATAAGCATGTTTCATCCATACCCATTCGTACCAGTTTCCTTCTATTGCTGTTATGAGTTTTCCTTTCTTCCAGCCGTTCTTTTCTGTCCAATATTCGTGTTCTCCTGTTTCGCAGTTGATGCAGTATCTTACTGCCAGAACCTTGTCATTGAATACATTAATGATTGCAATATCGTCTAATGTCTGGACTGTCGCGATATGTCCTTTTTTCCTGGTCTTTGCTGGTTCTATCTTCTCAATTGCTTTCCGTTTCATCTTGCACCTCCACGAGTTCCCGGTTGGCTGTGATCGTATATTTTACTCCCGGTTTGATTCCGCTCTGCCCTACTACGCCAACCTTGGCCGCTATAATGTTTCCTTCACTCTCAAGGATCCATCCGACCGCCGTTCCCTCAATCCCGTATACGATTGGTCTTTCTCCTCTTGCTATTGCAAGCAGTGTACCGGTTTTTGTATATGCAGCATCGTTCGTTATCATCACTCCGCCCACCGTACTGATCCATTTTCTTTGCGGGTGCTCGACCATGTACATCATGGTGTGACCGGCGATATCCAGCAGATCCAGTTCTTTGATTAGCGTCAATTCCGTGGATACTACCATGGAGCAGCCGTCCTCTTCATCGATACTTCCTCCTGATTCGCACAAGAAGAACCGGCTTTTATCGTTCAGCCCGTACCACATCATGCAGTCTGGAAGATATTCTGCAGCATGGAATCCTGTACTTCTGGTTTTGCTTTTTTCTTCCCTGTATGTCTTTCCAGGCTCGTATTGGAAGATTCCGTTCCCGTAAGTTGCTTTTAGATCTTCCGTGAATCCTTTGTATGTTCTCATTTTTCTTCACCCTTATAATATTTTTCTGCAATTTTTCTAATCTGTGCTTTTCCAGGAATTCCAAGATAGATAGGTGGTTTTAGGCCTGCTGCCCGTACGATTCTATCATCCAGTTGCGCTTTCGTTTCAAACGATACTTTTAATATCTGTGCCATACATTTTTCAAGACTTTTTCCTTTCTTACGTACAGCTTGCGCCATCTGGTCATCTTCTTCACACATCTGGATCAGGAAGTTTTTCCAGTCTTCCATCATGTTTTTGAGTCCTAAATCTTTCGATTCCATTTCCAATTTCCCGATCGCTGCCAGCAATGGAGTAGTCAGAGAATCTATTGCACCGGTGCAAAAATCCTCTGCATCCTCCGGATCTAAACCATTTTCTTCTGCTATTGTCTTGATAGCGTCCAGATCTCCTTCTTTTAACTGTGCTGCTGCCGCCCTGTTGATTTCCTCAGCAGAGTCAAATTCTCCAAATTTATCAAACATCTATGTATCCTCCATCATTTTTCTAATTTCCTCACTGTATGTGTGCCGCCCTCTCTCTGTTTTGATCAGATGCCCTTGCATCTTTTTCCAGAGTATCTGCCAGCCCTCTGCTACAGGTTTCTCTTTTGCGGTCTTGAATCCATTCCCGGCCCATCCCGGTAAGAAAATATCGATAATGTTCACTACATAGGTATCTTCGCAGTGAATGTGGACCTCGCAGGACTGGTTTAAGCGGCTCAGAGCTTCTGTGATTGCTTTTACTTCTGTCTCATGCCGTGTGCCTTTTAGATGTCCGGTATCTTGGATTTTTCCAATTCCCCCGGACTTCTTGGCGCACGTACATACGAATCCGTATTTTCCCATGGTTTTACTATTGGAACTGGATTTTACAGCTGTGTAAATGTCTACTCTAAACATGGGTGTTCAGCACCTCTTTCGTATGCTGTAGATTTTTATTAATCTCATGCATTTCTGCAGTCGCTCCCTTTACCGAGCTGATCAGAAGTTCCGGAATCGTAGCCGGGAGTAATTCTTCGTCATAGATTTCTTCCATGAGCTGGTTGTACTGATCGTATTCTTTCTTTAACTCGCTGCAGGCTCTCCGGAGCACTATCTGTTCTGCTCCATTTTTTGTGTTCAGTATCTTATCGATCTGACCCTGTCTCTTGGCTATCTCGTCATCAATCGCGCACCAGAGAAGCGCGGCGCGATCCGGTTCAATCTTATGTACTCCCGGGTAGTTTTCTCTCAATACTCCATTGAGTTTTCGAGATACTAATACCAGCTCTTCCAGTTTGTTTTCGCTTGCGCGGTCCAATATCAACATCTTTTAAATCCTCCTGTTCAATCGAATCATCGTGCACCTCCGGTACTTATATCCCGTTTTTGGATTTATCCCTTCCCAAACGCGGGCTATGTAGTAGCCTTTCTTCGGTTTCACCTCTTTTTTCCATCTCCGGAGCTTGTCCTCATGTGGATCCGGCAGAGGCATATTTTTGGATGTGTTATAACTAGATTCTTTTATTCTTGGTTTTCCTTCTGTTCCATCTTTTTTCTTTTCAACTGTGTTTTTATCCTTTGTCATGTAGCAGGCGAGGCGCATGAAATCTTCATCATAGAATTTACTTCTCTTGATTTCTGTGATCCATGTGCCTCCATGGTCCCAGGCTTTCTGAACGATACTGGCCGAATCTCCGATTTCATTTACTATCAGATGTATGTGCCACGCTCCTTTGGTTCCCTGTTCTATATTCCGGATCCAGAATAGTTCGTATCCTCTTTTTTTGTATGCCCTTCGGACTTTTGCTATCGACCGTCTGAAATCTTTCAAGGCTGTCTGCATATCTGGAGGACGTTCTTCTATACTGTAGGTCCATGTTAGGAACAGATCTGTTTCTTTAAAATACTGCAGCAATCTTTGTCTGCATCTTTTCTCTTTGTTCCATTTGTTCACTCGGAGCATATCTTCTTTTGTGGCTTTTCTTCTTTTCATCCTCTTTAAGCCTGGCGCTCCATACCTTCCATCGTGATACTCCTCTATGTCCAGAATATCTCCACCTCGAAAGCTATATGTCTTTCTTTTTATCATGTTATAATCCTGAATTTAATATCTTTATCGAGTTTTAAAACGGACGAAAATGCCCGTATTTCTTGACTTTTTCGCCCGCCGATGGTATTATAATTTTGACTTATATTTTCGGTAGGCGAAGAAGTCTTGAGGTACATCATCCGCATAATGATGTGCCTTATTTTTTTACTCACTTGTATCATGTTTGCTCGCTCCCTTAAGTTATAGCGTAGAAATTAACCACGCAGGCAGCCAGCGCTACAATTAACAGCAGCTCCACAATGATCGTCATTCTCCATATCCATGTTTTCAGGGATTCACATTCATCTTCCAGACGCTTGATCTGTAGTTTTGCATATATCGGTGTTTCCGGTTTTAATTTCATCACAGCACACTCACTCCCTTATTAAGATCTACAAATATATAGGCTCCGGCCGCTTTCATGTCAAACGGCGGTACATATTTTTTCAGGTTCTTATCTTCCAGACGTGTGTGGTACTTTTCATAGTCTGCATATACAGCCACGCTTACCAGGTTGTCCAGTACCGCGTACTGGTTGTATCTTTCACCGATCAGGGCTTCTATTCCTTTTACTCTCCGGTAAACCGTCTGAGTCGTTACCCCGAAAAGTGCTGCAAGGTTCTTTCTGTTTGCATACATGTTTATTCCTCCTTTATGCTGGTTCTTTTTCCTGTTTATCCATGTCCGCTCTGATCTTCAGGATCTCCATGTTGCTCTTCGCAATCATGAATGCCTGTGGATCATGTGTTGCCAGATGTTTGGCTGTTTCTACCATTTCAGCGATTTCTTTCTTTTCTTTTTCACTCATTGCTTTTCTCACCTCGCATTCTTTCATTGATTTTCTTTTTCTACTCCCTTATACTTTTATGTACAGGTACTTTCATGCCGAGTAATTTGTAAGGGATTTCACGATATGTTAAAAATAATATTGATCGTTTTAGCAGTCTTGTACGTCGTTAAAATATTTTCTGTAATCAATAAAATTTTCCAAGCAACTTCTTGTATACGAAAGCTCCAGAAATTTTTATCCTCCACTTCCCCATCCTGCTATTCGCTTCGGGGAAATCGCTATCAGCGATATTTGAAAGTCGTACTACGCATTTACCCTCGGATATGCAAGTTATATCCTTGGTCTTCATCTCAGCTTTCTTATGGTAAAACCGACTGCGAAAACTACTTTGCTTCCAGAGACCTGTGTAATCAGCTTCGTATGAAGAGAAATTTTTTAGCACAGGAATTAATTGATTCACTAAATCCAGTTAGTGTTTTTAAATTCTTGCTATCATTTCCAAGCGCTTTATTAAGCTCCATTGGTATAAATACCAAGCCTTCGTCTAAAAAAATTCTAAACCTCATTGGTTGGATTATTGCTTTCCTGCTGGATGCATACAAGCCTGAAATCAAATCTGTGATTAACTACCTTTTATCATTTCTGTAACGCACAAAAACAGCAGCATATAAAAGCAGCAGCGTTCATATCGATCTAAGTTCAAGCTTAAAATTTTTGAGAAAATTTCATTTAATATCAGCGTAGCAATAACAGCTACTGGCATAGCTTTGTTATTTTTATTTTTCATAGCCATCACCCTTCCTTTCCAACCTGCCATCATCAGACACCGGGTGGTCATTCCCAGTGTGACGGCCATTGCTGGCCGTTTCGGCTTTTTATTCGAACTCTATTCCTTCCAGTTCTTTTCTACGTTCTTCCTTCCATGTTTTAACATATTTTCTGGCCAGCTTTTTTGTTTCTTCATCTTTAATGTCATTAAGCACTTCGTCGAACGCCTCTTCCTTTTCTTCTACGCTGAACACGAATACTCTCTTCAGTGCATGCAGAGCTTTTATATATTTGTTGTATTCTTCTTTGATACAGTCTCCACCAAGCAGATCTTTTACATTTTGTATTGTTCTTAATTCTTCTCCTACTTTGTATCTCAGCTCATCGTACTGACCTCTTGATTCTATTAATTTTTCCATTCTTTTTGCCTCGTTTCTCTTTGTTGATTATGAGACTATTATATGTCGCATATCAGCTTTTGTCAATAATTATTTTGTTGATGTCTTCAACATTTTTTCTTGCAATAACAGTTTATCTGTGCTATGATGAACCCAGAACGAAGGGAGGTGCACTAATGAATGAACGTATCAAGGCCCTAAGAAAAGAGCTGAATCTTACACAGCAAGAATTTGCCAACAGAATAAATGTTAAGCGCAACACAGTCGCCACTTATGAAATGGGACGAAATCAACCTATCGATGCTGTTGTTTCTCTTATATGTAAAACTTTCAACGTAAGTGAGGAATGGCTTCGTGACGGAAGCGGTGAAATGTTTATCGAACGCTCTCCTGAAGAAGAAGTCGGTTATTATGTTGAAGATCTGTTGGAATATGATGGAAATGGGAATGCATTCTATGATGCGATCATCGAAATGATGAAGACCTATCATTCTCTTGACGATAAATCTAAGACTGTGATACGTGAGTATTTCAAGAACGTAGCAGATGGTATAAAGAATAAAGAGGAAAAGGCTTAAAGCCTCCCCCTCTTTTCCAGGTACCTATATAGGATAGCGTAGAGTTGCTGGATTATTTTGTGATCAGAATCATCCAGTTCATCCAGTTTTGATAATAAGATTTTTAATTCTTCCATATGTAACGCACCTCCGCTCTGCGAACATTTGTTCGAATTGTTCTGAATTAATCATACAACTATTGTATTTCAAAATCAATATTTATTCGAACGTTCGTTCGCGTTTTGAGAATCTTAATTATCCTTTCATATATTAAAACACTTAACTTTGCGTAAACCGGTGCGTTTTTGAAATTTGTCCGAGTTCTCGGACACTTATTTGTACTCTGATTCATACAGGTCGGTAATTCGGACTTTTAGTCCTTTTGCCAGCTGCTCCATGGTATCTAACCGCGGTATTCGCCCTCTGGACACTATGTCCGACACGGTTGATTTCGGGACACCTGTAAGAATAGATACTTGGCGGATTGTTAAGTTTTTCTTATCCATTAGTTCGTCGAGTAATATTTTCATACATTAAGTATGTGTATTTCCGTTATTGTTATACTTGTAATTTTATGTAATAAAAATGAAGGTAGGAAAAAAATATGAATACTGAAGAAAAAGAAATACAAAATGTAACATCTGATTCCGAAGACCAAGGTACTTCAATACCTGTACCATCATCGAAGAAAAAGCGTAATATACCAGCTATTGTAGCTAGTGTTATCGCTTTTCTTGCTATAGTCAGTTCTATAAGCAAGCCTTCATCAGATTCATACCAGGCACTCCAGGGAAAATATAATAAATTAAAGAAAGACTATAAGAGCCAAGAGGAAAGTCTTGAACTTGTTACCAATCAATACGATTCCTATAAAAACCAGATGAGCGCCTTTGATGATCTGAGTGATGAAGAAATCGACGCACTCGTCTCTAAAGCAGATGAGATTCTTGCCGAAAAGCAAGCTAAGGAGGATGAAGCTAAGAAAGCTCAGGAAGAGGCCGCAAAGGCTGAGGCTGAAAAACAACAAAAATTAAATTCTGCCTCCACTTCTCAGAAAAATGCTCTGGCAAAGGCTAAAGACTACCTTGGGTACACGGCATTCTCTTACAAGGGCCTAATCGAGCAATTGGAGTACGAAGGTTTTTCCTCTGAAGATGCTACCTACGGCGCTGATAACTGTGGGGCTGATTGGACCGCTCAGGCTGATAAGAAAGCAGCGGATTATATGGGATACTCTTCATTCTCGAGAGCAAGCTTAATCGAGCAGCTGGAATATGAAGGGTTTACACAGGAGCAGGCCGAACACGGCGCATCTTCTGTCGGACTTTAATTTTCAGAGGAAAAATATGAAATATCTATTTGAAAGTAAGAAAGCTTTGGATATGTACTACGAACTTATAAAGGAACTTGGTGTAGACGCCGAACCCAATGAGCAAAACGATTGTGTCTATATCACAGAAAAATTCATGAGTGAATGTTTCGAAGTGTACTTATCAAAATATACAAGTTAATATAAAAGGCCTCAGTGCTACCAACACCAAGGCCACTCAGATAAATATTATACAGTGCTGGGCACGTACAATACTCCATCAACAAGAATATTGTACCACAGTTTTCCAACATCTGTATAGGTGTTATTTTTATACTCATTTTTAGATATTTAGGAGGAAATTATGTGGACAGAACAATTATCTAACGGAAACGTGAAATTTGTAGAACGTTACACTGATCCGTTGACTCTTGAACTTCACCGGGTATCTTGTACTATGGCAAAAGATACCAACAGCACCCGGAAGCAGGCGCAGGCTATCCTGAATGAAAAGATTGAGAAGAAATTAGAGAAGATTTCAATGTCTGCTGCCGTCCGTAAGGAAAAATTGCGGCTCGGCCAGCTCTGCACTATGTATAATACTTTTCAGAAAACGGCACGTGCTCCCTCTACTTATTCCCGGAATTTACACGCCTGCAACTCTCTGCGCCGTATACTCGGCGAAGATACACTGGTGTCGCAATTAACTGCCGGTTACGTCAACGAAAAGCTTGCCGAACAGAATGAAACTGTCGGGACAACTAACGAGCGGATCACTCGTTTCAAAGCCCTGATCCGTTGGGGATATGAAAATGATTATATTGCGGACATCGCTTGGATTAATAAAATCAGAAAAGAAAAAGATATCAAAAAGAAAGAAAAGCTGGAGGATAAATATCTGGAGCGTGAGGAGCTGCAGACTCTATTGAATAATCTCACCGTCCCACGTTGGAGAATGCTTGCTTCTTTCGCTGCTCTCTCCGGTCTTCGCGTCGGTGAGATCATTGCGCTGCACGATTCAGATGTGAATCTGGACAAAAGAATCATATCAGTTACTAAAAACTATGATTCCAATAATAAGGTTATCGGATATACCAAGACATCTTGCTCCTACCGGGAAGTATACATTCAAGACGAGCTTCTCACATTGTGCCGGCAAATAAGATTCTTCATTAAAAAAGAGCAGTTGCTCACCGGCGTTCGCAGTCCACTCTTTATCCCGGATGTTTCCGGAGATCATGTGCATTACTGGGCATACAATAAATGTCTGAAGGAGACCGCCCACCGGGTGCTGAACAAAGACGTCGAGATTACAACTCATGTTCTGCGTCATACTCATGTCGCACTTATGGCAGAACAGCTAGTTCCTCTTGAAGTCATTTCCCGCAGGATCGGGCACGCAGACAGTAAAGTCACCAGGGAGATATACTTCCATATAACCAAGAAAATGCGCGAAAGGGATAATCAGCTGATCCGGAATGTTAAGATATTATAGGGGCAAAAAAGGGGCAAATGATTATATTCTATGTTATGTCAGGATAGGTATCGTCTCTTGCAATCCCCCATTTTATCGGCTATGTTATATTGATATGCATTTAGAAAGTCCCTTTTTCCGCATGAAAAAAACCTTGAAGATTCATTCTTCAAGGTTTTTTTGTTATTTAATTGATTAACGAAGTTGGCCTCTCGGTCCTTGAAGAACACAGTATATAGCCGGTTTGATGAACTAAATAGCCATTTATTTACTCCGCCGCACCCGCTCCCGCAGCTCCTCAAATATCTCCTTATGCTGCCTTACCTGCATCTTCGGGAACGCTTTCACAAGACGTTCGCCAACCTTTGTACGGTTCTCTGCCATCTCTTCGTATTTTGCTTTTAACTCTTCCATACGGGCCTTCATCTCTTCTACATTGATCTTCGGAGCCAGTTTCTCCATACGGGCTTTTGGTTCTTCCAGGCGTTCCTTTACTCCGTCTCTGAGACCATTCATGATCGCCTTCGGCTCCTCCAGACGTTCCTTCAGCTCTTCTCTTACATTACCAAGCTGCTCTTTCTTCTCTTCCTGGAATTCCACACCTTCCATTACATTTTCATAGATATTCTCTCCGACCTTGTTAGACAGATCTTTCAGCTCGGCTGCAATCTTCTCCATCGTTTCAAGTTTGCGGTTCATCTTCAGAATAGCGGAAGCTGTTACATACAGGTCTGCCAGAAGTCCGACAGCCAGACATGCCATAACTATAATTCCAAGAACAAATGGAATCATTGTCAACACCTTGTAGATCAGCGGATGGATCACTTTTACGATCAGAACACAGAACACGCCCCATATCAATGAGAACAACACGCATACATATCCACCGATATTCAATGGCTGGTCTGAATAATCCCACCATTTATTATGAAAGATCTTCTCCAGCAGAAATCCGGTAATTCCTTCTATTGCCGTCACAAGTATGGTCGAACTGATATACAATAATACCAGATTATTCTCAACCGGTGTCAGAAACTGTACTACAACACCAACTCCGATTCCATATACCGGACAGATCGGTCCGTTTAAGAATCCTCGGTTCACGAATTTTCCCTGCTTCACAGCTGCATATGCAACTTCCGTACACCATCCCAGAAATCCATATACAAAAAATGATAATGCAAAATAATAAAACTCTGTCAAATATACTCTCTCCTTTTTATTATATGATAACAGGATCAAAAGACATTTTACCCCCGTATCATTATATTAATAAACTTCATTATACGTGATTCTTTCTTATTTCTCAATAAACATCTTTTCATATCTGTTAAGCTTTTATTGCATGTAATACAAATCTAAAGTTTTTCTTACAACTTCGTGAATATTCTGTGACCACTCTTGAGAGTTTTTTTCAAACATTATAGAATAAGAGATGGGTATAAATAGGAGGGACTAATAATGAGTTTAAGTAATAAGAAAAAAACACAATCTACTTCCGATATCTTCGACGACGATTTCGAAGTGATCTACGAAGGTGATCTTCCTGATATTTCTATTGATGATGACGATGACTACCGCGATGTACTATCAGGATTATCGGATATTGATCATACAGATTACATCAAAAAAAATGATTACGACAGACTAACAAAGAAATTAAAGAATAAAAATAAGAAGGCTGGTAAGAAAAACAAAAAACAAAGTAAAAAAGATAACTTCTTTGATACCGCCTACTATGATGACGACATCTTTGACGAGCTGGATGATGACCTTTACGATGATGAATATGAAGACGACTACGATAATGAGTATGAAGACGACTGCGACGATCCTCGTAACAACCGACAGAAAGAGAAAAAAAGTCGCAAAAATCGTGGTGTAAAAGTTCCAAATGTTGCAAAACCGGTTGCAAAAACCGCTAAAGCCGGAGGAAAGATCCTATTCAAATTCATCAATCTTCTGTTAAGAATGGGAACACTTCTGCTGATTGCCTGGATCATCTATCTTTTGGGACTGCATTTTCTGGCCAATGCCGGTTCGTTTGACAATATTGTTTCCCGCTTAACATCAGCGGATCAGGAACTGATCGCATATCTGGCAGTTGGTGCGGTATTATTGCTCTATGAAGTGATCATCTTTTTCTGCGTTCTCGGAGGAAGCAAGAAACAGGGACGCCGAGGAAACAGTATTGATAATGGGCGTGGACTTACATCCTTTATTATCATTGCTGCCGGATCATATCTGTCCGTAATGTTTGCCGTACTCATCCCACAGGCTCCTGCCGCACTTCTGGGTATTCATAATGCTCTGACTGTATACGGCGGATTAAAAGACACACTGCTTCCGATCTGTATCGCCGGAGTTGTAAGCTGTATCATACGTAAATTTATAATCAAATAA